AGTTACACTTGCTTCACCAGTTACATAGGCTTTATCGTAAAAGATACGATATGAAGCACCATCAAAGTAAGCAACACCATTTACAGCAGCAGAATCAGTACGAAGTCGTATAGAACTTGCAGAAACGTCTGCTAATCCATTAATTACTGCTGTGTCTAGTCTATACCTTATCGCATCAGCGTTTACGCTTCCTACGCCATTTATAGAAGCTGAATCTGTGCGGATAACATAAGAAACTGATTCAAACTGTGCATTGCCTGTAATTGCAGCAGAATCATAGCGAATTGCGTATGCAGAACCAGTGAAATCACCGTATCCAGCAATTTGAGCTGAAGCTAATAGTAATTGACCTGCTAAAGAGCTAAATGGTGCAGCAGAAAATGCTGATATTCCGAACATTATGCTACCTCGCTAATTGGAACTTCCTCGTCTGCACCATATACCTTGCCACCTTCTGCTTGGTATTTTAAAAAGGCTTGGTAGTCTGTGTTAGCGGGGTCGAATGGAATAAAAGCGCCATCTGAACGATAAACAATAGAATCTGAAATTGTTAATTTATATGTATAATCCATTTATAACTCCGCAGATAAAAATCCTGTTATTTTTACTACAGCATTAACTGTCCAATTACTTGCAGTATTATAAAAGTTTGCAATTTGAGTAGATGTTCCATCTAAACCAGGTGTTCCAGCATTTCCAGTATTTACAGCGTAAGATGAGCCTGACTCTAAAGTTGGAGCAGACCTCATAGTTACAGGAAATACAATAGTTGGATAGCTATAAAGAAAACCTGCTGATTGCGCTCTTCCAACGTAAGCTGAATTGTCTGGTCTATATCCATACCGCTGACACAACTGCAATTCTGTACCATACGGACGATAATCAAATGATGTAGCTGTAGAGCCCTTTTCTAGTTGAACGCCTGTGATGTAGAAGGTAGCACCGTTAGTGCCGACTACTGATGTAGCGCCTGTTGCTGAAAATACAACAGATGAAGTCCATGCGCCTGCCGTACCACTATATGTAGAACCTACACCAAGACCAAACCCAACTGAAATTCCAGTTCCATTAGTTGTGAGCCATGTTCCTGTAGTATCGCCAGCAATTGTTATAGTCTTTTGCTCCCAAGTATTTGCTGATGAAATTGTATATGTAAAAGGATAGTTTCTTGATGAATCACTATTTCTAATAGCACCACCAAATGTTCCTGTTAAACTAGAGCGAATCCAAAATGATAGTGTAACGGTAGCTGCATTAGCTGTACCCCAAGCTAAGTCTGAAGAATTTAAACCTTCAACAGCTTGCTGCAATACAAAATAATCACCAGCACCAATAGAGTAAGCTGATGTTGATGTGATACCAAGATAATTTTTAAATCCTACAGCAGATGTTACAGAAGCTGCATTTTGTTGAGCTGTTAATTTGCTTGCAACTCCGCATGATAATTTCCATCTATCTACTGTAAATGTATCACCTAAAGCATTTGTAACGCTAGCCCCAGCATTACGCTGGTCAATCATCATCGCACCGTTAATAATACGATTTACCATGCCAACTTTAGCAGCAGTATTCTGTACGCTTGCATCGTTAAATGTAATTTGTGAGCCTGAAATTGATACTGACATTATGCACCTTTCAAAGCTATAAGCTCTGCTTTAACTGTGTCTAGTTCTGCTTTAAGTTCTTGGATAACTTTAGTCAATACTGCTGTCATTCGCTCGTATTGGAATCCTTCAACTTGTCCATCTGCACCATAAGATACAAGCTCTTTAATTCCAACATCATCAACTTCATCAGCTATAAATCCAAAATAATCTACAGTTTGGTCATCGCCATCACATTTAGAGTTGTAAACTATAGGTCTAAATTTACTAATATCAATTGATGGTAAATCACGAACGTTTTTCTTATATTTTAATGCAGATGTTGAGCGAGAAATACCACCATTAGAACCAATATTCATATTGGCAGCACTAGCTGTTGTATTATTATAAGAGCCTACACACCATAAAAGACCAGTTCCAACAGTTAATCCAGAGCCAGCAGCGGTTGTAGTTCCCATCATCACATTACCACTAGAATCAATACGCATACGTTCTGTATTTGCAGTTTCAAAAGACATATATCCTGACTCTTGATTTGATAATGTGGCATTTAACCCATTTTCATAAATCAATAATCCATCATTAGATGTTACGCCTGATGTTGAGTTTGCTAATTGCAAGCATGGGAATGAACCATAAATTACTGCTTGTCTAGCAGGACTACTTGTACCAATCCCAACATTACCATTCGCATCAATTCTCATGCGCTCTGTAGATGTGCCACCAGCTGTAGTCTTAAACGCTAATTGACCATTAGATGAGCCACTATCAATACCTACAACTTCAGCAGCAGTAGGTGTGTTAGCAGAGCCGAATACGACTGAATCGCTAGATGTATTAGGTACTGTTACTTTGACGCTCATGCTAATTCCTCATCTGTAGGTCGTGATAATGTAGGATGATTCCATTCTGCTATGTAGTCACCACGACCATCGCTATCGTTTTGTAAGCGGATAACTGTTAAGAAGTCTTGTTGCTCTAGTTGTGGATAGAGAGCCATAATCTTTTCAATCAACATTATGCACCTCTCACTAACGAACCATTAAACCATGTTAAGGCAGAACCGCCAGAAACATAAATAGTGCCACTACCACCTGCATACCAAACATACATTTCTAAATAATCAGTTGAACCATTCATGTAAACTATAACTGATAGACAGTTTCCATAAGCTGATGTTGATGATGTACCTTGAACTCTTTTTATTTCAGAGCCATTTTTATATAGAGATGTAATATCATTTGTAGGATTTGTTGCACTACTATTAAAATTTGCGCTCAAATTTATTTGATAATATCCTGCAACCGTTGGAGTAAATCTATAGTTAGTAGATGGGTCATAATTTGAATTTGTGTCAAATTCTTCTGTATTAATTGTTACTTTTGTCCAAGTTGATGCAGTTAAATTTTGATTTGATGCTAAATATGCACCAAAAGCAGGAGCATTGTTAATAGTAATTCCTGCTGGTGTTGTAAATCCACTTGTACCGTTAATTGTCGCAGTCATTATAAAATCACCCAGTTAGAACCACTTGGAACAGTCACAGTAATACCTGAAGTCACAGTAATAGGACCAGCAGACATTGCATTTGCACCGTTAGAAATAGTGTAGTTTGTATCAATAATTGCTTTATTCTCTGTGATACCAGTTGTCATCGCACTACGTTTAGCAGGATATGTCACAAATACTTGTTTTGTACCACTACCAAAGTTGACTGCTGACCCTGAATTGCTAGAAGCAAGAATAGTATCTCGTGAAAGTGAAGTGGTAGAGTGCGTATAAGTGCCAATACCTACTTCCCAAGCGTTATTTGTAGAATCAGAGATACAGTAATATGTTGAATTTCCTGTACCTACGCCACTATTGAAAGATTGAAAGCCATTTGAAGCACCAGCAAGAGTAAACGCACCAGTTCCTGTCGTGGTAGAGCTTTCTTGTACTCTATCTGATAGAACTAAAGCCATAATTTACCCTTATGATAGTGTTACTGTTAGGTTGCCTGAAGCAATCTTAAAGATGTCGCCTGTTTCAATAGTCTTTGAAGCATCTAGTGGTGTGTGATATAGCAAATTGCCACCAGTTGAAGCATCACGCAAGCCAATATAAGCTACAGTACCCCAGTTAGCAGTTGCTTGTGGGAAAGTAACGTCAGCATTAGAAGCTGATGAGCCATTTGATGGTGCTGCGAATGTCACAGATTGACGTGCATAAGAGCCACCTGATACTTCTGTACCTGTGTCTGCATCTGTTGGGTCTGTTGTATATAAAGCTACGTACACCGTAGTTGGTGCTGTGTATGTTGTACCACGAATAGTGCCGTTAATAAGCGCATTTTCTAGGTAGTTACTGATTTCTGCCATGATTTATCCTTAGCGTAAAGTTACGTTTAATGCTGTGTTAGGGAATTTCTTACCAATATCACTATTCATAATGTTTCCAATAGCACGGTCATACATAGAAGCCCATACTTGAATGCGAGCATCATCCATAAGATATGGCTCTGCTTCTGCTAGAGTTGCATATAGCAACGCATCTGAATAGTTCGCTAAATATAGGTTGCTTGATGTCGTGCTTGAGATATAAGTTGGTTTTGCGTAATACAACAACTGAAGCACCATAGAACTGTCAGGAGCAGGTGCAAATTGGAACTCATAACCAATAATTGTGTAGTAATAAGGCAAGCCTGAAGTTGTTGTGAGCTGGTCACGGAAGAACTTATCAGGACTTTCATACTCTAGCGTAATTGGTGGGTTTCCTTGAAAGTGCATCTCACGCATTTCCAAGAAGTCAGTAGGCAATTCTACTGTACCGTCTGTAGCTGTTGTAGTGACAACCTTTAGCATCTCACGAGTACGTAAATCTCGTGTCATACGGTCTTGTGCTAATTGAATGAACGTAGGAATAATGCTTGTTAGGTCTGTACGGGCTAGATAACTCTCTACCGTAGAGACTAACTCACTATAAGTTGCTAAAGCCATATTTAATCCTTATGTTTAACGAATACGATGCACCCATTCTCCATAGCGACTTGCTGAATCATAGTAAATCGTGCTTCTAATTTTTTATTCCACCAACTTAATGGCTCTTGTGTAAGATGAGCATTACGACCATCAGGTAAAACCTTTTGTGCAGGACCAGTATGTATCGTAAAGAAGCCATATTTAATCACTAGCCTCTTTAAATCGTCTAAAACATCATCTAAACACTCAGGTTCAATGTGTTCTAGTACATCAATACATACCACCATCTCGCAAGGTTCAGGTTTATTTGCCCATAATGGATTGCTAGGTTCATACGGAGTATATTTAACGCTTGACGTTAAACTATCTCGCAAACGACATTTCCCAGCGCCATAATCCAATATCTCTTTGACTTGATTACTTTGTATTACCTTGTCAACGATAGGCGCATAGAACGTGCTAGCGATGCCATAATTAGCATCCTCGTGCAATTTAGCTTGCATCTCACGATATTCGTCAGTAATTAAGCTCATATTTTCTTTTCTACGTACTCAATTACTTCTTTCCAGCTTCTATCTCTTTTGGTAAATGTAAGTTTTCCATTTTTAATTGCTTCTTCATCAAGTTGTGTCTGATGAACTAGCCACATTGAGTTATACCAACGCATAACTGGCTGTGCATAACGCCATTGATGTCTTGTTGGCACTAAACAAAATGTTTTTACGCCTAAAGCAGCAGCGCAATGCTGTGCAGTAGTAGGAACACCAATTACCATGTCTAATTCTGCGATTAACGCAGCTAAATCATCGTAATTTTCTGTGTTTGATGCACATTCTGGGTAGTAAACACCATCAATCTTGTTCTCAACTGTATAGTCTAACGATACAAGTTGAATATCCTTGCGTTTTAGTAGTGGTTTCAAGTCTTCTTCTGTTAATTGACGACCTTTTGCGTTAGTCATACGCTTACCACCGTGTGTAGTAATGCCTATAACTGTCTTTTTCCATGATTTAAATAGTGTGAACCATGGTTTACGCTTTTCTTCATCTGCTACCAAGTAAGGAGTTCCAGGAAAATCTTTATTTGTGTGACGGAAGAACTCAGGTAAGCCTCCAATAGCACATCTTGAGTTAATATCAGCATCTTGCACCCATTCAGGAGTTAGCTCCCTGCGAGTGCCGTGTACTATAGCTTTAGGGAAACTACGTTTAAATAATTGTTCAAGTCTTGGGTCACAGTCAATGTAAACTGCTTCGCTTCTGGCAATGGCATCGTTGATGCAGGAAGCATAGAAGATTTCGTCTCCAAGTCCTTGCTCACCATAGATAACAAGTCGCTTACCCTCTTCACCACGCCATCTAACCTCGTCTCCATAGGTGTATTCTTTTCTGAATTTACCACCGAGAGATTTGCCCCATTGTCTCCAGCCATTATCCCATTCACCTTTCGCTAAATAGCAATGTGCTAAGTTTAATTGTGAGTTTAAGTCAGTTGGAGATAGCTCTAATGCTGTTGTAGCTGCTTTCTCTACATCATCCCACTCAGATAACTGTACTAATGTCGCTGATAGATTAGAGTAAGCTAGTGCATAGCTTGGGTCTAACTCAGCAGACTTCATAAAGAACTTAATAGCATCTTCGTAACGTGCTAACTCATGGCAAGCACGACCTAGTGAAGTCCATAATGCTTTGTTGGTTGGGTTTTCTTGTAACGCTCTACGAAATAGCTGATAGGCAAACGCAGGTTTGTCACTCATCAACCATATATATCCAAGGAAGTGCAATGTAGCTGCATCATCGGGATATTCTTCTAGTACCGCATATATCAACGGTAAAGCATTTTCGTAGTCATCAGCTTCAATTAACTGATGAATAGCGATTTGACACTCTTTTAACTCGTCTTTATCCATTATTTCACCATCGCAGTCGTGGTTTTTAAATAAGGATACTTAGTGTTAATCGCATGAATTAACTCTTTTGTTTGATGTGGATTGTGTATGTCAATCCCTTGCTTTAGCAATTCCATCTCAATAACAGGCGGTATGCTTGCATAATGCGCCCATTCTTCCTTAACACCTTGTTTCCAAGCGTCAGGGTTATCTCTCTTTGCCTTTACTGCTGCAAAGAAAGCATCTAAATTCTGTGTAGATGTTAAACGTACATCTTCCGTTACTGGGTCATAATCAAACGTCTGTGTTACGCCAGTATTCGGGTCATAATCAAATAAAACACCCATAATTAATCCTTTAAATAGAAAGAGGGGATTTCTCCCCTCTATTCTACTCTACCTTACTGATTTAACTCAGTATTAAGCACCAACGTTCTGTACTTTAGCGTGTGCATCTGGGTTTTGAACAACAAGAGCGTACTCAGTTGTCAATAGCCATTTGCTTGAGTCGCCAGTCTTAGCCAACTCAACTTTTTCCATTGGACGCAATGAAGCAAGACCAACGTAACCAGGGTCGATACACAATACAGCTTGGTCACGCATGAAGCGGTCAAGTTTAACTGTGTGGTTACCGAAGTCAGATACGTAAACGTCAGCAGCACCAGTAATAGTAGCTTGTGTTGTACCTTGTACGTTGTTGAACTTAGTAGCGATACCAGCAAAGCCAGAGAAACGTGCTTTGTTAGTTGCAGACATCAAGATTAATGATGGCTCGCCACCGTCAGTCCATGCCAATTGCAATGCAGATTTCAAGTCAGCTTCAACAAATGTTACTGATGTACCATCTGTAGGAGCAGCAACTGTGCCACCTGAGAAGCCAGGTGTTGTACCTGCTGTAGAACCAGTAGCTAGAACACGGTTAGTAATCCATGATTCGATACCAGCAGTTGAACGTGCAGTAGCAGCACCACCAGCAGAAGATGCTTGGTTACGTACAATTGCATATTCCATATCACGTTTAAGTTCTTTACCAGCTTTCATCAATTGGTAAGCAACTTCAGACTTACGACCATATTTCTTAACTACATCGTATGTGCCTGAGATTTGAACTGTTTTGCTAGAGATTTGAGTGTAGTTACCCAAAACTGTTGTAGCTGCCAAAGTAGCGAATGAAGAATCGTTACCTTCGATTTGTGTGTTAGTTGCAGCAGCAGACAATGCGTCTGTTTGCCATTGGTGGTAAGTTTGACCAGCAGTCATACGTTTTGCCAATGAAAGCAAAGGTGTATCTTCTGGTGAAATATCAAAAATTACGTCTTCAAAAGACTCTGCAATACCCTTACCGGTATAGGTGTTGGTTGATGAAACAGCCATTTATTTCTCCTTAAATCATATCTTCAATTAGTTTTTGTGCTAAATCGGACTTGCCTGTCTTGCGTAACGCATCACGCACTTGACGTTTAGCAGCCGTAGCTTCCTGTTTAGTATCTTTAGCACCAGGCTTAACAACTGGTTTAGCTTGCGATACTTTGTTCTTTACAACCGAGTTCGTTTGCAACTTGCGCCATTGCATAGCATCATGCAAGACCTTCACGTGACGTGGGTCAACAATCATGCCAAGTTCATCGTCAGTAAATCCGTATTCCTTGCCAGTTGAGATAAGTGCTTGGCTGGTCTCACGACTCCAATTAGGTATCTCTTTAGCAATAATCTCTTTACCTTTTTCGATGCGTTCTTGTAAAGATTGCGCTTGCTGTTCTTGCAACGCTGTCTGCTTCTGTACTAAGTCAGTAGCTAACACACTACGTTGCTGTTGTAGTTGGTTATATGTAAAGAATAGTTTTTGCG